TAACTGGGTTTTTTACAGGTATGTACCTAACTCTTATTTTTGAAAAAATTCCATTAAAATTTTTATAATCAATCCCAGTGAATGCACTATAATAAGATTCATTAATTATAGCATAATTACCAAAAGAATTAGGATCATTTTCTAAAGTTCCTTCAATTCTTACAACTCCTGTATAATTTGACATATATATTGCAGCAGTATGTAGTGCATTATTAGATTTAAATTGAGGGCTAGCATCTAAATTTCCCGAATAATATTCATATTGCTGAGCATTTATGTCGTAGTTAACATGCATTTGAAATTGTTGACTGGTGACTTCTTGACTGGGGACTAGTGTAGGGAATAGATCGTGTTTTACTTCTACAGTGCCGGCCATATCATAATACGTATTAGAATATGCCGGAATATAACTTCCATCAGTGTCCAATGCTTTAAACCCTATTTTATAATAAGTACTTTCGCAGGATTCTAGATCACTTTCAGTAAATACCACCTTTCCTAACCCTCTTAATAGAGGAGTAATTCCATCATCTACAATAATTACATTTTTTTGTATGAGATTTCTTTGATTTACAGTGTCAAACAAGGACATTACAAAACTACCGGAACTAACATTAAGTAGCTTCTGATCGCTATTTTTAAATTGTATTTGTATGGTATTTTTAACACCTTTTTGTAATTTTAGTTCGCGTTGATACATAACTTGTATAATCCTGTTATTATTGTCATCCAAATCTAATATTACTTCGAATAAATTTGGGTATAAATAGACTGGTAATTTCATATTACATATTTATGGTACATGACGACATCAAAAGATAGTTTCCAAAAAAATTTTCCATTTTTGACTTGTATAAAGTCGAAAGACATAGAATACATAGGCATTGTGATCAACACTGATTCAAATGTAACTAGTATATATGATTATACCTGTATTAAAAGCGAAGCAGAAAAACAAAGATTGCTCGAATTAGGTGAGATTTGGTGGTGGGAAAGCAATAGACAAATACCGATCAGTATATTTTTAAAAAAAGATATGATTTTTTTTAGGAATTATATTAAAACTTTTAATTCTAAAGATTTGGAAATATTATTTGGTCCTACAGTTAATCTCAGTGAAATTGCTGAAAAGCGTGTTAAACGTAAGTCTATACAGCTAGTAAGAAGCACTAGAAAACCTAAGTAAGATTTTCTAGTTGCTCGCATATAAGATTAATTTGAACTACGATCAAAAGCGCATACGATATAGCATGCGCTTTTTTAAAGTAATATTCATTACTATCCGGTTTCACCCAGATCTCGTTCATCACCGTAGTCCAGTCTTTCCCAATCAAATAACGTTTCGCGGGGCGTATCATCGCTAGGACTGCAGCTAATTGTTCCACGGAAGTTGGGCAGGTCTTCCTCAGTACATCCCCGTGCCCCTTTAAATGAAATAACAGATTTACAAACTCGTCTTGAAGTAAAAGATCCCATAGTGGCTCCTTTTTCATTAATTTAATTAAATGGTCTTCATTTTTAATATCTTTATAAACACTAACATTTAAAAAATCTAATTTAAAATAACCTCGTTTTTCTGCAGTTTCATAATCAATGGTAGCGATATTACTTATTGGGTTAAAAGGTATTTTCTGCAAATATATACCTGTATTATGTTTTTTTAATTCATTTCTTTCGGTACGTGATGCAGCTATATGAGGTAAAATTGATAGAATTTCTTCTCTATTTGCAAAATCAATATCTACATCACATTGTATCATTCTAGGTCTGCCTCTCGACAAATTTCTTTAACTAATTCAACATCTGCAGGATTTTTCTTAAAATGTTTAATCCAATAAGCTACATCGAATGCAGGTGAGATTAGGCTTAAATGTTCATCATTGAACCTTTCTACCATTGATTTTCCACTTTTACAATTTAAAATAATCCAAGGTGATATCTTTCCATTTCTTATATCTTGAACGGCTCGATTATGATTTACATACTTGAAATAATGATTAAACTGCGCTTGACTAAGATCTGCCCATTCCATCATGGTTTGAAGAGATCTCTGTACCGCCGATTCAACAGGTTCAGTTTTCAAAATATTATAAAGATAATTTTCATATAAATCATCTTTACACCAATGATCTAACTTAACTCCGCTTTTAATCACATAATCAATGAATTTTTCTGGATATAATGGATTTACATTATTTAAAAAACTTCCAAATTTAACAAATGCATTATAATAAGAACTTTTACAAAATTCTTCATAAGTCTTGACTTTCCTAGCATTTTGAGTTACTTGATAAAACCGATTGTAAGCTAATAGTCCTGCCTGCACTCGTTTCTCGTCTTTTTGCATTGCTCGACGCTTGTTTTCACAAACGTGCGCCACAAGAGTATTTTCTCTCATGAAACTTTTTCCACAATGCACACAGTTAAATGGTTGTTCTACCAAGTCTACCATTAATATCTACTTCCGGGTTGGTTCGGGTCGTTACTATTCGTACATTTGTTAACATGATCCGTTGCATGTGGGCATCTTTTATTTCCACATTCTTCACACACTATTACCCGAGTTAAATAAAGAGGAAATTGACTAATAGGTTCTCTAATATCGTTTTCTACGATACAACGATAACAAGTACAAACATCTTTCACGTTATTCATATTCTTTTCTTTGCTTTTTATCAAAACCTAAGCTATCGAACAATTCATTAATATCTTTTTTAGTCATTAATGATGCTAAAATTTTAACTTCTTCCATTTTCATAGCAGGATTTAAATCAGCAATTAGTTTTTCTATTTTAACAGGTTTTTCTTTTTTACCTGATGCCAAATACGGATGGTAAAATCTTTTTCCGATTCCTACACTGGCTATTAATTTCCATAAAAGCGGTTTGTGTTCTTTACTTAACTGCCAGTGATTTTTATTGACTAATTCATTAGTCATTTCTACAAACCACTCTTGTATTTCTCTATCATTAGAATCAACATTACTAATATAACGCATCAATACATAAGGGCTAAGAGATTTTTGTTCCTCAACAGTAAGCTCGTCATAAAATTTATGATCCCGAGAATCAACCGCAGCAAGTTCTCTTTTAATATCAAGCGCCATGATCTTTTCCTAAATAATAAATTAATTTAGCATGTTCTAATGCTAAACGCAATGCCTCATTCTTTTTAGCCGCCCGTCTAATCTGACCCCATAATTTATTTTCTTTAATAGCGTCAATAATATCTTCTGGTTTATCTTCGCTCTCTACTACAGTTCGATCACTAGTTCCGGCAATTCTAGCATAGGTAGTTTTACCGCTATCGGGACTTTCGAAGATTATTTTAATTTCTTCATTCTTCATTTTACCAGCATTTTGTATAATCTAAAATTTCACTTTGTCTACTAACTTCTTTGACAAAGAAAGAACAAATAGGCTTTTCTCCCGCATGTAACGGAGTTGTTAATAGTTGACCAGGTTTCATTTTTGGAAAATACCATTTAACTTCTCGATATACATCAATAATATCAATATCTAAAAAGTTTGGTCTAAATGAAGTTAAGGGATTAAAACAAAAAGTTTTAAAACCTCGATCATTCAAGCTAGTTAGAGGCAATACTTCGAGATCCGGGCCTTCCGGATCACCGACTATTGTGCACCAATCCAAAGGCATTGTGATTTTATAATCACCTATTTGTAATACAGCAGCAGGTGATGTAAAACTTTCTAGGAAGATTAAAGGAATAAAGAAGTAATCAGCATTTGACGGATCGCTGTTATCTAATACGCTAAATCGCATATTATCGTCTACTTCTTCGGGTAGATCATTAAGATAAAAAGTTCGGTTTTCTAATGTTAATATTTGCATAGTTAATAGTTTAACTGATTCTTTCTAAACTCGTCAATAGCAATTTTGTAAATTTGGTCTTCTTCTTGAATGATACTAGGTGGTACGTGTCTAGTACTGGTAGCCCAATCAGTATGATATAATAAATCTGTGATTACATAATTGGTTCTACCTCGAATTAAACATGTATCAAAGATCCAATTGTCACCGTAGTAGATTTTTAAAGAATCTGGAATATTAACCCACCAATCTTTGTGAACAAACATCAAGCATCCGAATCCTAATGTATTTTGCCCGACCCACGGAGTTATATCAATGCAACCGTACGATATAGGCGGATCATTAGAAATACCTATCACTCCTGTTTCTTCTAATGATAGTTGATTAATTTTTTTAAACAATTTTAAATCAAATACCATGTCATCGTTTAATAAACAAATTTGTTTATTATTTGCAACGCTAATTCCCATGTTCCACGCTGGGTTGACTCCGATATTTTCTGTAAAATTATATATTTTAATTTTATTATGAGTTAAAATTGCGCAGTTCTTCGGAAGATCGTCCCAATTATTATTAATTAAAATAATCTCGTCAACTAGATCGTAATCTACAAGATCTTCTAAAAATCTTAAATTAGCTGGATATTTCCATAACGTCGGTATAACTACCGAAAATTTATTATTCATTATAATTAACCTTTTCTATTGTAAATGGATATTTTGCTTCTTTATAAAACCGTTTTCTTTCGGTTAAATGTCTTTTGGCAAATTTACTGGCAGCAGTTATATCCCAAATTTGTACAAAATCTTTGTCTTCTGCTTTTCGAATCCCTCGTCCAATACTTTGAATAACTCGAACAAACGACTTGCCGGGTTCGAGCAGTACAAGATTAAAAATACGGGGAATATTAATACCAACAGCGGCCACACCATAAGTAGCCACAATAATCTTATCATTGCTAATAGCAACTTCATTGTATTCTTCCTTACGATCTTTGGTTTTAACCGCACCGGATACAAACGCTACGTTAGATTCTGTCATTTTTTCTAACTTTTCTTTAAGCATATGCCCGCATTCGATTCTATCAACTAAAATTAAAGTATTTCCACTTTCTGAAATTCCTTTAATAATTTTACTGATAAAATCTATTCTTGGTTCATTAGTTACCAAATATTTTAATTCTTCAGGATAACTTCCGAATTCCTTCCATTCTCCTGTCTGTATAATATTTACATGACATTCACTAAGAATACCTTTTTGCTGTAAATCATGTGCGCTAACACGACCTACTACTTCACCTAAACTAACCTTAATATTTTGAAAATTAATTTCTTCTTTGGGTACAGTTCCAGTTAGGCCCCATCGTATAGGAGTATTTCTTAAATTCTGTGTTAACAATTTTTTAAGTACATCGGCTTTGGCCATATGTACTTCATCGACTATAACAGTGC